CTTAGAAAACTTATTATTCATAACTCTATCCATAGCTTTCATAGATATAAACATATCTGTCCATTTATCCCATTTCATAGTTACACCTTTATGATGTATGATTTCTCCATTAACTTCTTCTTCCCATCCAGGTAATGTCATTTCTTTATTATCTATATAAGCATTTATATAATTATCTACTTTAACTACACATACAGGCATAGCTAACAGTATATGGCTTCTAAGTCTATTTAATGGATGTTTTCTTCTTATGAATACAGTGTACCATCCTTTTTCTAATCCAGCTTCCTTAATTCTTTTTCCTAGAGTTGATCTCAGCAATCTTTCTACTAACACGTTCTTCAGCTCCTTTCTCATGTAATAACACATTCCACACATGTGTACGTGCTCTATTTAATTCTTGTGTATATGCAGTCTTATATAAATTTGATTCAAATACAGGATTCGTTTTATTTATAAACGTTGCTGCAATGTCCTTTAAATCAAATAAATTATTTCCATATTCTAATATATCATCCATACTTGTAGGAGGAGCATTATACACGCTATATCTTATAACTTCTATTACGTCATCTTTAAAGTCTCTACTGCGTTTATCTAATTTAGTAAGCTTTCTTAAATAATACATAACATCATCTTCTTTGATATTAAATCCATATTTAAATAATACAGTAAGTACTGTCTCTGAGAATATAACATCAAATCTTTCTTTATCTAATTTTAAGAAATCTAGTATTACTAAATATTCTATCAATGGAATATATCCTAATTCAGAGTGCATTGCAAGTTTCTTTGCATTTCTAAGTCTATTAGCAAGCTCTTTCTTTTTATCATCTATAACAGAAGTATTAAATCTGATAGAAAGCATATTCCATACACATTTATCAGAAAGCCATACTTGTCCATATTTATTTCTAGATTTATAGAGCATATTATCTCTTTCTCTATTAATCATATTCTTTTCTTGTTGTAGTTCTTCTGCAAATACTTGCTTATATATTGGATTATCTTGGTTTTTATCTAAAGTAAATGATGATAATTTGTATAAGAATGGTATATATGTACTATTAAGTTTATATCTACGATGTATATAACAGTTTAATGAGTCTAATACTATTCTATTTGTAGCAGGAGGAAGTATAATAGAAGATACTAATATATTATGATACAGTTGAACTACGTTGTCATCATCTAATCCTCTTATAATTTCTACTACACTACTCTCATTAACTTCATCTATTATATTATTATCGTATAATAATTTTAATGCATCTCTTATTTCACATTTACTATTTCTGCTGACATAATAGCATAATAATGCAGCTTCTAAAGTTTCACTATATTTTATATCTATTTTTTTACATATATATTTACATTGAGTAACCCATTGCCTTAAATTATATGGATTTCTGTAATGTTTATTTGGTATTTGTTTTAATATCTTTTGAAGCTTTCCATATTTTTTAACATAAGAAAAAACGTTATCCTCATATTCACGTCCATATAAATCTAAGTTATGTTTACAGAATTCTTCAAATAATTGCTCATAGGTTATGCAATGTTTAACCTCATCTAAATAAGTATTTGCGTCATGTACGTGTGTTTGCACATAATTAAAAATAGTACTAGTGACAAATTTAGGGTCATAGTACGGTTTAGTTAAGCCAGATAAATATTTATAATACGAAAGTTCGTATATTGACTTAACTGTAATCGGTGTTCCACAATTCATTTCTATCCTCTCCTTTATAAAAAAATTACATTTTATAATTGTCGCACAATGACGTAAAAAAAAATAATGCAGTGAGATTTCTCTCACTGCATTGATATTATTTCTTCTTATAAGGTTTGTCATTCTTCTTATAAGGTTTCTTATCTCCAGATTTAAAATCTTTTTTGAACTCTTTCTTGAATTCCTTTTTGAATTCTTTCTTTGGTTCTTCATCCTCTATAACATTTTCAGAGAATAACATGTTGATTTTCCATCCGTCGATAATCTTTTTAACGTATTCATCTATAAGAGCTAAAGTTACTTTACTTTCATTATATGAGTCTGTTATAACTTTAGGGAATAACATTCCATCTTCAGCTTTAAGACTGTTTAATACAGCAATCTTTTCCTCAGCTGAATCAGCATAAGAACCGAATAATATTTGAACTATTAAGTCAGTTCTCATTCCAGCAAATTCGCTCATACAATATGAATGCCACTGTTTCTTAAAATTCTCAATATGTATTCTTCTTGCTTCAGTTAATCTCTTATTATATGAACCTGCGTCGCCTGTAACGTAGTCGTTAAATTCTTTTATAGAGTTTAAGAAATCTTCTTGACTTACACCGTCGTTAAGTTCTAATATAAAAGACCTAGCTCCATAATTCTTTTTATGTCTCCAAGCTGTAGTCATCATACTTACTCCATAACTATATGGATACTTTTCTCTATAGAATCTATTTAATTCGTTATTAATGAAGTTGATAGCTAATTGACAAGCTATATCGTCTACGTTAAGTATACTGTTGATATCGTATTTAGTCGTAGGAACGTTTATGATAACTCCTCTAACTGGAACAGTATTAAACGCTTTCTTAAACTTAGGTGTGAATACTTGTCCTCTTTTGAAGTGGTTATTAAACCCAATACTTTCCATTTGGAAAGACTTACTAGATGGAGCGTATCTTATCATCATGTTTTCATCAACGATTTCTTTAACTTCTTTAGAAACAGTCATAGTTCTACTTTCTTTACTGTTTGATTCTAAAGCGTCGAATAGTGGATTTAAGAATAAGTTTTCTAAATCTTCTAATGAAACGAAATTAGGCATGATGATTTCTATAGTTTTAAGATTCTCTTTAGAGAATACTCTAGTTCTAGCATAGTTAATAAATTCATAAGGAATGTTTAATATATTCCATCTAGAACCTATAGCTGATACTTTATCTCCGTATAAACATAAAGGAACTGTAAATTTCTTTATGTTTTGTTTATCTCCAGGGTGTCTTTGTTCTAGTTCGCTACTTACGATAGATTTTTCTTTATTGAAGTATTCTTCACTAATTTTATTTACGTATAAGTTTTTGCATATTTGTGCTAAGTTATTAAATATGTCAGTGTATCTAGACGCTTCTGCCATCTTTTGATATACAGCATCATTCTTATACTTATTTTCATCCATACATTTAGATACGTCCATTTGTATGCATATATCCTTAATACTAGTTCCAGCGTTTAAGTCTATTCCCATGTTTGCAAGTTCTGACATAGCTTCAAACATAGGTTTACCATTCCACACTGTTCCAAATATACAATGTTCTAATAAATGTGGAAGTCCTACTGCTTTGTTATAAGAATAAACGTGATGCCTAACGTTTACTTGAATGCTATCTTCTTTAGCACTTCTTATAACTATTACTTGACCTTCTTTATTACCATTATTAGTAATATCAGCTATAGCAAACTCTTTTCCTGTTAATTCTGTTTCTACCCAATTAAATTTCATATTATTCCTCCTAAGTTTTTTATTTTATATAAAAGTGGGAGAAACAAATCTCCCACTCAGCCAACTATTTATTCATATCTTTAACTACATCTTCTGTAGCTTTAATATGAGCAGTCAATGCATCTTGTAATTTCTGTATACCCTCAAGATACGCTTCATCAGGGTAATCAGGTCTCGACATATCCCATAATAAGTTATAATCATATTCTTCAACTATAACTTCAAATACGTCCGTAAGACGTTCTTTGAAACACAATGCAGTACGTCCAAACTCACTTGTTTGTGTAAAATGAACATCTATAGTGTCAAACCAATCTGTAAGAGCATCTTCCAGATGGTCAAATACCTTATCATAATCTAAATATTTAGTATCAGCAGCAAATGTTTCCAAAGTCTTCTTATAACGTTCCGAAACACCGCTCATATACTTTTCTGTAACTTCAGCTATAAGTCTATCAATATCTTCACCTATGATTCTTGTAACTTCAGCTACAGTGCATTTAGCTAAATCTATTACACAGTCTTCTAAATCATGTTGTGTATTTAGAGTTGCATAATTTATAAAATCTTGATATCTTTCCAATAATATTTCAGATGCCGCTATTGTATTAGTTTTGACTGGAATGACCTTTAACTCATCATAACTTGTTTGAATCTTAAGTCCAAGCATTCTGATAAAATATTCCAAGTTAGCATGAAGTATGTCTCTAACAGGTCTTATAATGACAGAATATCCATCATCATACGTAGTATACTTAGATATAGATTTATTAAATGTAGATAATAATTTAAGAGCTGTATCAATATATTCCATATTAATATCAAACTCAAATGCTTCTTTAAGACATTTAATATAGTTATGGATATCTAGTTCAAGAGCTCCTGTTTCATCTTCTGTTTTAGAAGTTCTATAGTCATCCAACGTATTTATCATATCATTGAATGCTACTATCAATCCGACTTTTGCAACATCGTCTTTATTACTATTCCAAGTATCTATGTAAAAATCTAATCCAACTGCTTTTTCATTTGCTGCCATTATTTACCCCCTCTATTATTCAAAATATCATTATAACAGTTGCAAGCATCTAGTATTTTATCTAGAACTTCTTTCACCGCTTCTATCTTATCAACTTCCTTAGCAGATGTCCAGCCAATATTATGCAAATATGCTGATTTTAGTGCATTATCACCATACCCGTCAATATACAACCAGTTAGATAGTACATCAGGAAACTCTTCTTCTATCAGTCTGTACTTATCTTTAACTTCTATTAGCTGAATTATATTTGGCTTATCATTTTCCATATATGCTTTAAGAGTATCAAACACATCTTCTGGAACTACTATCTTAACATTACCATCCTTATCAATGATGTCTAAATCTATCAATACATTCCTAAATGATTTAGTTTCATATTTTGCACCATCAATCTTATCATCTTTTTCAGAGTATATAGTTTCAATCATACGTAACTCTAATAGCTTTTTATATAATTCTGGATGATTCTTAGATGAAGCTTCTAGAAACTTAGATAACATTCTGTTTAATACAGTCTTTATCGTGTCATCTTCAGTTTCATATATATAATAGTTTTTTATACTACGAAGTAACCCATATCTATCATATTTATCTGGATCTGCTTCTTCGTCACAATACGCTTCTGCGATAGTTCTTCCAACAAATCTACCCCAAGCATAGTTAGAGTCACATATCTTATAAGTATCATGTTTTATACATAACATTAGATAATTTAGCATATGACATAATTTATTAAACATAAGAATATTTCCTAATTCATCATACAGTTCATTATCAAATACTCTATACATATCATCAGACTTATTAGATACTTCTGCGATATCTTTAAAGAAGTCGTGTATAAATATAAAGTCTTTAAATTTAAATACAGCCCCTGGGTTCCATTCTTCAATAGCATTTTCTACACCCTCAAAAAATTCATAATATTTAGGCGTATATATATCCGGCCTACTGTATATCGAATTTACTGCTCCTGGTGTAACATTTTCCATTTGAAGATACATTCCATATGCAGCTACTAAAAACTGCATATCATTAGTCCTCTTAAATTCACTCAAATAATGCATACCTAAATTCACAATCATAATCTTTGCCTCCTATTTATTTAAAAGTTCTTTATATTTCTCATATGTTTCTATAGCAGCGTTTATTAAATCTCTAGCTTTCTTGATATTATTTATATCAACACAATCTAAATCTCTAGAACATATACGTGAAATATCTCTTTCATCTACATCACAACCATCTTCATCTTCAAATTCATCTATCATGCTACCAATTATTTCATTAGCTGTAGCTTTGTATTGATTTTCTAAAGATGTTTTTTCCTTGACTAAATCTGCTACACCATCTAACATAGCTCTCATTTCTTTTATATCATTCTTATCATAAGGTTGTATCAATAGATTGAAGTCTTCGTCTATAATACCTTCTCCTAATAATACATCTTTGACAGTAGTTACGTCTTCACCTTCCATTGTACGTGGGTATGACCATAACGCACCTCTTCTATTACTAATGACTGGTATTGTAGCAGTAACTGTTTTAAAGTGGTCAAAGTTAAGCATATTCTTTAAAGCACTAGCCATATATTTCTTTATAAATACTTCATAGAATTTATAAATATTAGTAAGTACATTTACATTTGCTTTATTTTGATGTAGAACATTATGCATAGACATACGTGCATTAAAAGTTACGCTATTGATATTTTGTATACAAACTTGTAGTTCGTGCAAGTTATTTATATACTCCTTATTATGCATATTGAATAGTTGAGTAAGTCTCATAGTATCCATAGGTGATAATGCTGCGTTTAAAAATCCTTTCATAAGACCAAGTAATACCATATGAGCTTCTATTACAGCACCTTTTTCTAAAGCATCTCCACTAGACATATCATCACATTTTGATATAAAATCAATAAATGGCTTTACTATGTCTAAGTCGTATATGTTTCCAATAAGTCCTCCTTGATATTCAAGCATTCTACGAACATCTAAAAGCTTAGCATCAATATCAAGATTACTATACATATCTTCTACGCAATGAACTTGTTTAAATCTGATGTCATTTATTAATTCTTTAATATATCTTTCTGTCAATATCATTCCAGCTATAAACACGTCTTTATCTTTATCCTCAGCATATAAGTTAGCATAATACTGTAATAAAGACCCTTGTCCATCTAAAGTTCTCATACTCTTTCCATCAAAGTAATCATCTCCAAAATAGTTTTTCAATTCATTATTCATAATCTTACCTCCTAAAATATATTTGAAACACTTAAACATATATAACTATTTACTTTATAATTTTCTTCTTAAATTCCTTAATAGCAGCCTCTAGATTATCAACAATGTTATCATATGTTGAACCAGGTAATACATTATCTTCTAAAAAGTGAGACTCCAATACTGAATGCTCTATTTCTACAACATGTAATAATTCTTCTACAGTATTTCTATTAGATATGTCTATAATGTAGTTAGCTATCTCTTTTCCCAAATCTCCAATAAGTTCAAAAACAGGTTCCTCAATATTATCAAGTTTGCTTTCTAATTTTAACACACTCATAACTACAGGAGGGATGACATCCTCATATAGAATCTCCGTATAATCTATAACACCATATTTTTCATAAGATTCTTGTAGTACTGCTTTAACTACATCTTCATCTATTTCTATACCTATAGCATACTGAACGATGTCAGCTAAACTAAAACATTTTTCTGCTTTATCGACTGCTATCAATTTATATAGTAATGGTATTTTAGCCAATAAGTTTAATTCATGCATAGACCAAAGTATATCTTGTCTAGTTTTAGGATGCATATTATCATACACATCATTATCATATATTTCAGCTAATTTCTCTATACCTTTGATTAAGTACTCTGCTAATTTAGATTGCACATCAAGTATTTCGTATAAATCATTAAGCTCATTATATTTACTAGCTTCAGTATGTTCCTTAAGCAACGCTACTTTAAACTCATTTAAGGTGTGTGCAGCACTATCATCAAATTCTTTAGATAATTCCAAACTCTTAATAATATTCTTATAAACTTCTACATTCCATTCTTTCATATTTTCCTCCTTATTTTATACTAAACTATTGGTTTTATTATATTCTTCAGACATCGCTTTAAGTTCCTTTAAAGCATCTATAGCTTTATTTATAGCTTCATCTGAGAAATCACAATTTTCAAACATATCTGTAGCGTCATATGCATCTGCTACTTTTGTATATCCACAGACTTTAAATATCTTTTCTTGAATTTCTTTGATGTTAGCAACCTTGTCACTCATAGCTATCGTGATATCAACTGCTTTTTCTATTTCAGCATAACTATCTACATATTCATTATCTTTATACAGATTCATAATATTATTCATATTTTCCATTCTTTCAGGTTGTGTTACACCATATATAGCTTCTAATTGATTTATATGATTTATGTATTCTTCTATGTATTTAAATATGTGGTCACATCCATATGTTGCAAGTTCTTCTCTCCAATTAGGTATTCTAGCCACTACTTCACTTTCATGCACATCATACACCTTTTCTATAGCTAATTTAACAGGAATTATTAAACCAAAATATGCACTATAGTATAAATATCTAATTAGATTATATTGATATTCTGTTAATAGATATCCATTAGAGAAGTTATAAATATCATTCAATTTTTTATATATTTCATAATCTCTATCTAAGTTTTTTCTATCAAATCCAAGAAAGTTATACACTTTCTTTAAATCTTCAAGACATGCGACACTGTCATTTAATTCGATAGCCATATTTTGAATGGTCTCTCTATCAGTTTCAAGTCTTAATTTTTCTAGTAGTTCACTTACATTATACATATTAAACCCCCTTTATTTTTCAAATAATATATATACAGTATCCTGAAATCTTCCAGCTATACTAATACTGATGGCTTTAGCCTTATATCTATCATATTCTTCTTTGATAGCCTTATTTATAATGTCTTCATTTGTTCTTATCTTCTTATCCCAACTAAGAGAAGTAGATAAATCATAACTTTTAACATAAGTTTCAGCCATACTTAATACCGATACACATAACATCAATCCCAATAATAATTTCTTCATAATAATCCTCCTTATAATAATCTAGATAAAATGACAAGAGAGCTGGCGACTACACCAGCTCCAGTTGTGAGTATAAACTCAGTCTTACTTATTTTAGATTTATTTATTACCGCACTAATAATCATCCAAGCCGAAATTCCAAACACAACACCTACTACTATGTAAGTTGCCATTTTATATCCCTCTCCTTATTTTCTTTTTATATCTAGACTTAGTGAAAAATTTAACGCATCTTCCAAACACAGACCCTCAACAAACATACCTACATTGAACCCTGTAGCTAATATTTGGTTAGTCTTATCATATATTATCTTATTAAGAGCTTCTGAGAATAAAGGATGCAGAATGATTTTTCTAGCTAATCCTTCAGTCATATACATATCATCAGGTTTCTTTCTATCTAATACTTCGATTTTATCAGTCTCAGGATTATATATAAACTCGCAAACTAACATACTAGATACTTCATCAGAATCAATCTGTGTTTCTTGCAACTTAACTACATAATCGACTATTCTTTTTTCTATTACTACTAATTGCATAAATCCTCCTTATTCACCTGCTGTTATTATACATTCATCACCATCGTATAATACCTTAGCTCTTATTACATATTTAAGACTATATGAATCTACACTGCTTTCCGCATCTATTTTTGATAGCACTCTTTTTAAATGCTCTTTTACGTATTCTAGTATCTTATCTTCTACTCTACATAATATCATTTCTCCTAATGAATACGACTTGTCTAATAATGTGTCTTTGTTTAATTTAAGAACATTCATTTCACACTCATCATCAATAGACGAATTACCATCATCTGATCTATAATTTAAATTTATATAAACTTCTACTTTTCTTGTAGACTTAATAAAACTTAAATCATACGATACTCCTAATTCACCATCTTTTAATTTACCCATACTACATCACTTCTCCTTTATATCTTTTTAATTTAATAATCTGTTCGATTATTATTTTACTAACTTTATGTTCATCACACATCTCTACTACAGATAAGATATTCTCAGCCATTATACCAAGTATATTTCCATCTACTACACATTCCCTATCTTTCAAAACATTAGTAATTTCTTCTAAATTATGGTAATTAACTACTTTAGGTTCAGGCCATGTATATTCAGAATTCTTATCAATCTTGTTTATAATATTTCTATAAAAAGTAGATTCTCCTGTATGGTCTAATACCGATAAATCGACTGATATAATATTATCGTCAACCATAGATGTTATTATTTTTAGCTTAGTGTTTGTGAGCATAATTATCCTCCTTTATATTTTTGATATTTCTGTTCTTCTTTTCTTATTAATATCCTTACTAGATAATATATCTTCCCATTCTATAAACATCTCTGCATCAAGATATCTATTTTTATCAGAAGCCGTTATCTTTTCTAAATAAGTTCTTCTTTCTTTTAATCCCTTCATTTCATCTTTAACTATATTGATTTCTAGATTAGATAGTCTATATACTCTCATCATTACTATATAATCAGCTTGGTCTCTAGATAAAGGAAATGCTTTCATTAATTTTACTATACTATCTTCTTTACCATTAGATTTCCTTATTATAGAAATTGCTTTATCCATATCTTTATTGATTATAACAACTCCCTCTAATAAATGATATCTCTTTAAGTTATTTTCTAATTCATATTTAAACTTATTATATAGGCATTTACTTCTGAAAGATATAAAATATTCCATAACTTCTTTTAAGTTCAATAATTTATATTCTTTATTATCTAGTAATACCATCATATTTAAAACTTGACTATACTGTAAACAAGTTTTCTTTAAAAGAATATCTACAAGTTCATCATATTTAGTACCAGTAGATACTCTGATTCTTACTTTAATTTCCCCATTAGCAGACAAGTCCTCTACACCAGCTATAAGACACCCAATATCTTTATCAGCTTTTAATACAGATAAGTTCTCCATAAATGTTTCTTGAGTACGCATATATGGTAATTCATCTATAACTAAATAAGTCTTACTATCGTCAACTTCTTTATGCCATTTACCAGTTATAGTACAAGCACCCTTACCAGTTTGATAAAATCTGTATACTGAACTCATTTGTGATATAACTCCTCCAGTAGGAAAATCTGGACCTTGTAACGTATGCATCATTTCCGTTATACTCATCTTTGGGTTCCTTATAAACTTTATGCAAAGCTTAATAACGTCTGTTACATTGTGAGGAGGTATCCAACACATATACGGAGTTGCTATTCCTATATTTCCATTTATAAGTATATCTGGTAATACTGCTGGTAAAAACTTTGGTTCCATTTCTTCTTCATCATAGTTTGGAATAAATTCTACTGCATTATATTTCAAATCTCTAAGAAGATATTTCTCACTATATGGTGCTAATTTAGCTTCAACATATCTCATATCAGCATTAAAGGGAGCATCCTGTGTACCAAATCCCCCTTGTCCTATTATATACGGAATATTATTAACATATGACCGTACCATAGTTACCAATGCTCCAAAGGGACCTGAATCCCCAACTGCGTGGAATCTACCAATTACATCTCCAATGATTCTTGCACACTTCTTAGGAGATGTATCACTAAATATCTTTAAATCGTACATTGAATATAATATTCTTCTTTGTACAGGTTTACAGTTATCAAATACGCAAGGTATCGCTCTATCTCTCAGAGTTCCATCTGCGTATTCAAGATAGTCCATCTTAGCTAATTCCTCTGCTTCTATATATCCAGCTTTAAAAGAATTCTCTGCAAACTCTCTGTACTCTTCTTCAAATTTATCTTCAAAGTACTTTTCATTCTTTTTACTCACCCATAATCACCTCCATCACTTTATTACACATCTTGGTCACTATGGCATTAAATCCGTATACTACTGGCCAAAATACAGATAATATTATAATGAGTGTAGCTATTCTATCTAGTCTTTTCCATCTACGTGCCCATAAAAGTCTTATACGTGGATTCTTCTTTTCAGCTACACGCTTTCTATCCATCCAATTCATAATTATAGCAAGTAACATTAATATGACAGTACATGATAATACATACATAGTACACAAATATAACTTATAACTAAGTGTCATTATATCTCTCCTTTCTCAATAAATATCTTTCTAGGTTCAGATGATTTACCTTGTAGTTTTCCTATTATTTCAGTTAGTCTTTCAAAATCTTTAGGAACTATTTGAATCAATGCTCCAGAGTTAGGACTCATTACATGATTTTTAAAGTCTATGGCGTCCATTTCTCCAAGTCCTTTAAAACGTTTAATCATATATTCTCCTTTTATCTTAGGCAATGTCTCATCCAATATTTTCTTATTTCTACAATATATGGTTTGATTTTTCGTTACAATTTTAAATAAAGGAGCTGCCGCAAAGTAAAGATGTCCTTGCTTTATTATCTCTGGTAAATGTCTTGCAAAGAATGTAAGTAATCCTAAACGTATGTAGGACCCATCGAAATCCAGTAGCACACCTTATAGGTGATATCCTGCTATCGGACTATATCTTCTCTCTAATTAATTAGAGCACCCTATCGTTTCGATTTAATGGAATCATATGGATATAATGACTGTTTATTACATCAGACTATTATCATCTGAATACCAACCTTTAACAAGGCTCTACTCTACTCACCTCATTCAGTATTTCAACTGAACTTACTTTCATCATTTCTGATTAGCTTTCGATAGTCTCTGAGCATATATGTGATCTATTTTATTTGATACAAGTTCATTCATATCTTTTATAAATATTTTAAACGTATGATTTGTGCTGTATAAGCTATTTATATATTCGTCTATATCATCAGGTTTTTTAATAGTATCTGGTATTTTCACTTCATATTTATATAAAGCATCATATGCTCTCACTGTAATAAGTCCTTTAAGTAAACACTGATTAGCTAATACTTTAATATAATATTCTTTCATATATACATAGCAGAAAAATGCTTTAATGCTATCTTTATGAAATACTTTATACTCTCTTACAATAGTGGTTAACTCACTATAATATCCATTACCATGCGATGCTATACCAAATAATACTTTTTTATTATTTTCTTTATTATATACTATAGCAGTATTTATAAAATACGGAATAGCATATGATGTCTTAGGTCCATACATTCTACATCCTGATAAGTCCTTATCAACTACATGTAAATATCTTTGGTAATTATTTTCTATAAACCATCGTTGAAAATTCTGAAAATTCAACCATTCATCATCTATACTTACATCCGTGTAGTATTTGTCACTTATGTGTTTATCGTATTTCCCAGTAACCCTCTTTAGGATATTAAACCAGACGTCATATATACTATCATCAACAGGACCATCGCCCTTATACCCTATTCCACACACTAATGGAGCGTACTGATCTTTTATACGACCAGTTGATATACACGATTTATCTGTTAACACTCTAGTTCCTGTATTTTTAAATTCTACTATATATTTAGTTTTAGACACCCTTATGTCTACATAATAAGGCTGTCCAAGTGTATTAAACATAGTTTTACCAACTAACCCATAGACATCACCTCCATAATTATTCATACGTTTTTAGTCACATACTTCGCTGCGTATTAAACAAACGTATAACTTTTTACTATACCTATTACCTTTTATAATAGCCCTTATATACATCACTGCTATAAGTTAGTATTATACATTTAACGTTACTTCACGCAATTAGATAGGTTTAATGATACCAATTATTTAGCATCTGTAGCTATTACTATCTTTTTATATCTAAGTCTTCTTATATCAAAATCTTCTCCAAATCCTGTTTCAAGACATTGAATAAGCTCTCTAAACTCTAAGTTCTTTAATATTTCTTCCATATTGAGATTTTCTGTATTTAATACTTTTCCTCTTAATGTGAATATAGCTTGAGTTCTTGGGTCTCTGGCACTCTTTACTGTAGCCAATGCCGACTTCAATTCAAACAGAACGCTACTTCTGTTTAGCATATATGCTACGCTTACATCGGCCCAATATGTAAGCGGTGTGGACTATATCTTTTCTTCTCCCGTTTCGGTTTAATTAGGTTGGCATTTATAACCTTACCGGCAATCGCTTCCGGCCCTACGTATGTTATAACCACTTTTTTTAATACTGATTATAACACCCTAGTCTCTGAACACACTTCATTTTCACGTATTTTAAGATTATTTAATTCTGTGTTTATAAATAAATCCATTCTATCTTTAACTTCTTTAGGAAGTTCTTGTTCATATTTATCTATTGATGATATTTTATTTATATCCCTATTTATAATACTTAATTTATCAAATATTAATTGTGGGATTTTATTATTATCTAGATAATATTTAATAAGAGCATTAAACACATAGTATCTACAATAATCAAATAGATACCTCTTATAGTTCACCTGTTTAGCTGTTATAAATATAGACATCTTATTTAATTTTATCATAGTGATTCTATCACGCATTTGCCCATTTCTTTTACTTAATCCAGATAGATATTTATTTAAGTATGTCGGTATAAATACACACGTTGATGGACTATAAATCTTATCTTTGCATCCCCATTGTAGTATGTCTTTATCTATCTGTTGATTATCTTTTGGTGAATAGTTAGACTCAGGTGATTTAGTCCATTTATAGAAATTAGCAAAAGACAACCATTCTTCACAGACTGAGGCATGCTCATATACAACGTGAGTATTGCATCGTTCGTGTATATGTTTCCATATGCTATATATGTATGTATCAAATTCGTCTCTCGTTCCATATAATCCTAAATAGGTTCCATATTTGTTAATTTTCAAAATGTTTCTAACATGGTCCCTTTTGACTTCTCCATACCTATACCATACCTCAACTGTTTCATATTTATTAGAATACCTAAGTTTTACAAATGGTACTAGTATCCCACATTCAAATTTAAGTTTCACATCGTGAATCATCATGGGTTCATCAAAGTTTTTCAAGTTAAACACTTTACCTATTAATTCTTTCTTAAGTTTCTTTAACTTATATTTCGCCCACACATCTTGAATCATATTAATCACCTCCTTTTTTTTATTTATTATACGTGAATTATGAAGCTTCGTTGCGTCGATCATACCTTGAAATAACGTTTTCACTATGCTGTTTACCACTATTACGGTCACAGTTTTATAGTATATTTCTATCTATAAGTAGTAGCTATTTCTTTATAACGGTAACTTCCCGCAGTTAGAGAGATTTAAAGAAGGCAAGTCTTCTACCTTCTAATAGAAATAGCTCACATTCTTCCGGTTTCTTACTACTACAGTTACTAAGCTTCCCAGATAATGCTCCAAACTTTTTAACTTCTTTAGTCCCCATCATAGTCTCTTTAGTTTTAGCTATAATTTCTCTAAGCTTTCTGTAAGATAACGCTTTCTTTACTATAGCTGATGCTTGACTTGGATACTTTCTAAGATATTCCAGCATATTATTATACACTACGCTTCCTACCCAATTTATTAAAGAAGTGTTTGCAAGCTTTGTTTTAGTTTGGTTTTCATATTGTGGAGCAGATATCATTACTGAAACTATAGCTACTAATCCATCTCTTAGTTCGTTTCCAGTAATATTTTCATCTTTATCTTTTAATAGCTTAGCTTCCCTAGCATATACGTTTACTGCCTTTGTAAAACCACTCCTAAAGCCTGTAACGTGTGTTCCGTCATCTACCATCTTTACTTTATTGGCATATGAACGTAATAATTCATGTCCATTGGTATATGTAAGAACTACTTCCAATTCCTGTTTATCCTCTTTCTCTGCAAAATATATAGGTTTACTTAATATAGTATCTTTCTTATCTACCATTTCATTAAGCATATCTACAATTCCAGCTTGACTATAATAAACATCTTCTTTATCATTATAGTATTTAAATACAAATTTGACTCCTGGATTTAAATATGCATTGTCTCTAAGAGCTGCCTTTACTTTACTCTTATTAAACTTAGTAACTTCAAATATAGTTTTATCTGGCTCCCAAGACATAAGAGTTCCTGTCTCTTTAGTCTTTTCAAGTTTCTTAATATCATTAAGTTTATGTCCTTTACTAAAGTCTTGCTCATAATGATAGCCATCTTTCCAAGATTCTATATGAAGTTTCTCTGATAATGCATTTAATACTTTAAGTCCTATACCATAGTTTCCTCCAGATATCTTATAGTTAGATTCTGCTGTAAGCTTTCCTCCAGCATGCATATCTGTACAAAGTATTTCTAGTACTGGTCTATTGTGAATAGGATGCATATCTACTGGTATACCTCTTCCGTGGTCTCTTATACAAAAAATATCCGTATCTCCATTATCTATAATACTAATATAGATAGTATCTCCAAAGCCTGCTATAGCTTCGTCGATACTATTTGTAAGAGACTCTACTAAGCATTGATGGAGCCCTTCGGCTCCATTATTTCCTATATACATAGATGGTCTTTCTCTCATTCCATCAAGACCCTCTAAAAGTTCTATATCCTTTGCTGTATATTGTGTATAATCTTTACTGCTCATCTAATAACCCCCTATCTTCAAGTTTTTCTGTATTAACTGTTATAGTAATCATACTATGCTCTGTGTAATCTTCTCCATCTATAAAATCATCTCTAAGCTTTACAGCCTCATCATACAAATTATTCAACGTATCATTTATAAATGTAGACGGATTTTTACCAGTTTCATCTACAAGAGAACTTGACTCTACTACAGTATTAATATTCTCTATAGCTTTATCTGTTCTTTCCTTTATAGAACTACTCATGTATATTACATTCTCAGTCAACGTAACATTACTTTCTTCATCCCAGTATTCAAATTTAATACTTGCATTAATCTCATTCCTTTTAGGGAATATATTACCAATTATAATAATTTTAAAATGGTCTCCTCTTACTGGTGTTATGCTCATATTATTCCTCCTATTATATTCTATATTGTGCTAAATTTTTAACATAATATTCTATTAATTCATTTTTATATTTTTTAACCATAGTATACGCTATATTAAACTTTTCCTGAGCACTATCATCAGATATTTTCTCATTCAAAGCTAATTCAGCTTTATATCTTATTTTAAACTTTTCTTTTTCAAAAGGTATTACTTCTATAGTGGCTATAACGCCTCCTTCGTACCCGCTAATACCATCTTCGTCCTTTACTGGATTTAATAAATATATCTCGATATCATTATTATACTCATTAAGAGCTAATAATATCTTTCTACCTTTGTTTTTAGCTTTTGCTATTATATCTAGTTTTGGTATTATAAAGTTGTCCATAATCTCCTCCTTAAAAAATAAAGAGCTCCGAAGAGCTCTCAATAATTATTCTAATCTATCTAGGTAGTCTTTAAACAATTCCGCTTGGCATGCATCAAGTATGCCTATAACTTTTGCGTTCAATGCTTTATACTCATCTGAGTCTGGGTCGCTTTCTATAGCCAAGTTGTAATCTACACCGTATTCTCCATCATTTTCCACTACTCTAAGTCTAGCTAATCTACTAGCTTCATAAATGTCCTTACCGTCTGTTTCATCTTTTCTACCAGTAGGTATAGCCTCAGTTATTATAATGTAACCATTTGTATCTTCACCATCTCCCTCATCATCACGCCATAATATTATATCAGAATCTTTATCAACTCCTGGCATACTAAACACACATAAGATATTATTTTCATTTATTTTTCCCATTTTATCCCTCCTAGTATTTTAAATAATCTTCACTTTCTATAAAATCCAAAATTTCTTCTTCATAATTATGAAGAATGCCAGTTACCCTATCTTTTCTCTGTTTCATCAGTTCTTCATTACCGACTTCAGTTGGACCAGCAACTATGGTATAGTCTATATAGAAATGCATAGGTGATTCCTCATGTACACTTATATGCACCTCTGCTATTACTCTAGCATCCGAAGAACCATCTTCATATGTTTCCGCATCTAGTTCTATTTGCATTACTACTAATTTACCAAGATGTCCTTTATATGCTAATACTACCTTAGTACCATTATCATCCATAACTCCCAATACTTTATCACACATAACTCCTAATACTTTGTCAGCCATTATTCATTACCTCCTTGTATATCAAATTCTCTTATTGTGTTGAATGGAGCAAGACTCTTTGTATAAACATCTGAACTATCATACTCTCTAAATTCATCAAAGATGCTTCTCAATATAATGTTACTTCTGTCCATGAATGAATTGATATCTTCTATGTAAGGACAGTCTTCTATATGAGCCTTTATGTCTGATACAAGTTGTGCCACATCTGTTATTTTTGGTTTTACTACTGTATTATAAATTCTTAAATCACCTTTGTTTAAATAAACTACAAATTCAAATTCTAGCCATCCTTTTCCTAAATTATAGCTTGTTGATAATACTACATTTTCTTTTTTCATATTTCTTTCCTCCTATTAAATTAAAATAATATAAATA